TGAATACATTCTTTACCTTTAAATTTTTCTCTCCAATGTTCTAGCTCCATACCTTTATAAACCATCATATCTCCTGGTTTTAAATCTACTTTAATACCTTTAGCTTTGCTTTCAGTAGTAATTTTTTTACCATCTGGAATTCCTACATTTTCGTTTGGACTCAAATATAAAGGCCAATCATCCCCTCCTAGATTCATAGTCGTAGATATTTCACAGCTAAATCTGTCTTTGTGTCTTTTAAGAATATCACCCTTTTTATATATTCGGGCATAGGTATATGCGGGATATAATTTTAATCCTGTTGCTTTTTCCATAACAGGTTGGATTTTTAAAATTAAAGTTTCCATAGCCATATTACCATATTGAGAATATGTGTTTGGGATTTGCTCTTGATCATTTTCATAATTCCCTATGATGTTTTCAAAGGGAGAAAAATATCGAGCCACCTTACAAGTATCATAAACCTGTTTCTGCATCCTAAAATAGTTTGCAATAAAAACTGCTAGGTCTTTTGATATTGCTTGTTTTATAACTGTATATTTATTTTTTTTAAACGACATCTTTAGCCATCTCCTTTAACACGGCGGTTATATTAAAATGAATAAATCTAAATGGAGCTTTGCCGTGGTCCACAGAAAATTCGTGTTGTACATATCCTGGAAAAAATATAAGCAAACCTGGTTCAGGTTTAAAATGAACCTGTTCGTGACCTTTCCAGACACCTTTAAGATTTGGTTTCATATGTAATGTCGTAGTTCTTGCACCCGTTCGCGGGTCGTGAAAAACTGGAAACGCAGTCTTCTCACTCGCTTTTAAAAAATAAAAACCATTCACGTGAGTGTTCCAATGAATGTGTGCTGAATGATGTCCCCCACCTTTTTTGGCAAATTCTTGTACCCACATTTGTTCAAAGAAAGTAGTATACTTAGTCATATCAAATCCCGAATGATCTAAAAATTCCCAAGCTTTTTGACCCACATAATTTCTAAAATCCATAAACTCGGTATCTGTTACTAATTGTGTTGAGTGCCACGCTCTTCCAAAGTCACCGTGTTCCTTAAGCCATTTTTTAGATTCAGGCATTTTTTTTGCTTCTTTAATATATGGATCACTCGCTTTGTTTAAAGATTTAACAAAGTCTGGTTTCATTTCATTCCATACAGGTGTTACAAAATAATTATTTATATACATATTATTTAAATGGATCCCCTAACTGCCATATGACAAGTGAATATCTTGTTCCTCTTGTTACCGGTTTGACTCTATGCCATAGGTGTGAAGGAAATACTACGATAGAGCCTTTAGGTAATATTTCAGGTACTCGTCTTATATGTTTACTTTCATCCCTCATATTGGGATCATAGTTTCGAAAATCAAATTCTAATTCTCCACCACTATATTCTGAGCCATCTGTTAATTGACAAGTCAGAGATAGTTTTCTAACTTTACCGTGATCAGGTGCATTCTTATCTTTTCTATCATAGGGTTTATCCCAAGGATCCGTATGCCAATCATAATATTGATTTAATTTATACTTAGTAAATTGACAGGACTCACTTCTTTCCCATTGAAAATTCCACCCAGCATTTTTATTTGCCATATGAACATAAGGATGTAGTTCTTTATAAATCCAAGTATCGTTTAACCAAACTAAATCAGATCTTCTTTTCTTATATAAATTTTTAATATCGTCTTTGTTTAATTTTTTATCCCCATAGCCACCCGTTCTAGCCATTACTTCCTCTTTGGATAGTGCATATTTAATAACATCATCACAAAACTTAGGAGTTAACACTCCACTAAAATGCCAAAAATAATTAGATAAATTCATAAGTTGTAGTTTGTATAAAGTTTAAAGAATCTTTTTGAGTATTGGTGATGTAATACATTTGTATAGATGGAAACATAATAAATTCATTATTTTTTAAAGGTATATCCCAACTTCTTCCTGCTCTTCGATTGTCGTCATAGTGAATTCTAACACTACAGTCTTTAACATTCACTCCATATAACAACGTGTAGTCCGGAGAATTTCTTAAATCAACTGGATCTATATTCAATAAAGGAATGGAAAGTTCTTTGGGTTTATAAACATTTCCCCACGTTTCTTTATTCACTAATTGAAAACCATATTCCACATTAATATGTTCTCTTACATAGGTATTAAGTTTATCCCATTCCCTTGAATAGGGAAATTTAGAATTTTTAATTTGTGATGATAAAATATCTGATTGAAGTTTGTCTCGGTCTATTTCAAAACCTTTAGGCATATCTATAGTGCCATAATGTAAATCAATTTCGCTTAATACTTTCTTTTGCATACCAATTCCTTTTATAAAGGATGGTATTATAATGTCAATATGATTAAAAAGAATTGATCTGGATCAATTATGCTTTGTTATCGACTAGATCCCAAGATTGACCACCTTCATTCCAATTATAAACCCAGTTATGTGTATTGGCTTCGTTTTGTGAAGTTTGTTCTGCAGTCAATGCAGGAGCATCCCCGATTGGTGAATGCCATTGAGCATCAGACGTATCTTTTACCCAAGATGCATATGGTTGTTTAGGCCAAAAGATTTGATTATCTTCGTCCCATTCATAACCTATGCCTGCGTAGTTTCCTCTTAATGCTTTAGAGTCATCTCCCGAGTTATGTTTTCCACCCCTAGTATTGTAAGATGTTTGAATCCACATTGGTGCAGGCCAGTTATTGTGTCTTTCCAAATATTGTTGACCTACTGATTCATCTTCAACGCCATCAGCGTTAAGCATATCTCCGTTACCACAAGTTAATACGCCGATAACTTTTCCGTTCATTCCTATTTTTGCAAAGTGTGCCATATGTTTCTCCTTATATATTGTTTTTAAATTTGTGTAAATACATAAATATTATTGAAATTTGTACCTTATAATTACTATTCCTGAACCACCTGCACCGCCATCTTCAGGACTTGCAGGATGAAAACCACCACCGCCACCACCACCAGTATTGACTGTTCCAGCTACACCTGTGGTCAATGCACAAGTACCTGCAGCTCCACCGCCGCCTGCACCTCCTGAACCTGATGTAAGACCAGGTTGGTATATACTTCCACCTCCTCCACCTGCTCTTGCAACTGGACTTGCTGTTATACACGAAGTTGCACCACATCCACCATCGCCACCAGCACTACCTGATCCTCCAGCTCCAGCAACAAGTGCTCCACCACCACCACCTGCTCCATAACCTCCACTAGGACTTCCAGTACCAGATCCAAGTCCACCACCAGTTCCTTGAGCTGGATTTGTAGGAGGGGTATTTCCACTTCCACCAGCACCACAACTTCCACCACCACCACTACCACCAGGTCCACCAGCACCACTTCCAGCATTCTTTCCATATCCTCCACCTGCTGAAGTATAACATCCAAAAGTTGAAAGATTTCCGTTACCACCAATTCCAGGTCCAGCTGTTCCTCCACCCCCAACTGTTATGGGATATCCTTGTACTGTAACTGTAACGGCTGCACTTGGGGCTGCGCCTAAAGGTGAAACTGTATATGATCCGGTTGCTGTACCTGGAGATTCTCTATAACCTCCTCCAGCTCCACCACCACCTCTAACTGCTCCACCACCTCCACCACCAGCGACTACCAACCAATCAACTGCGTTTTCTGGAGCTGATGGACTTAAAGACGAAACACAAAATGTGCCTGGTCCTGTAAAAGTATGAATTTTGTAATCTCCAGAACAAGTAATTGTTCCACCTGTTGCGTGTATGAAAGGGGTTATTCCTCTAACATTAGAAGTTGAATCTAAAACATTTACCCATCCTTGAGTTCCATCTATATAAACAAAAGTTACTGCTTGTCCTTCGGTACTTAAAGTTACATTGGTATTTACTCCGCCAATAAATTCACTTCCATTAGGTGAAACAGTTACATTGTTTGTTTGCCAAGTTCCTGCGTAATCTGCCATAGCTACTGAGTCTCCAGCAGTTCCTGCCGGCAAGTTAACTGTTATGATTCCACCTGTTGTATTTAAAAAATAACCTACACCAGCTGTTGCTGTAAAGGTTCCTGTTGTTTTAACTGTTGTGTCCCAGGAAATTTCTCCTGTTGCACCGAATCCTGATGCAGTTCCAGAGTTGGTAATTGTAGCACCAGAAGGAATTGTGAACGTATCTCCACTATCTCCTAGCTGTGTTGTGCCACACGCGACTCTCGGTGTTATTTTATTTACTTTTATTTCACTCATAATTTTTACCTATTGAAATTTGTACCTTATTATTACTACGCCTGAACCACCAGCTCCAGATCCACAGGTTCCTGGAACTGAAGCACCACCGCCACCACCTCCAGTATTGACTGTTCCACTTCCAGCTGCAGCTGTGCTTGGTCTTGTACCACCGGCACCGCCACCTCCACTTCCTCCACTTGTTGCTCCTCCAGGGTAGTCATTTCCTCCACCACCACCGCCACCTCTCGCGACGGGAGTTGCTGTAATACAAGAAGTTAAACCTGCACCTCCATCACCACCTATACCTGGTGCGGGTACACCAGCAGAACCTACAGCTCCAGCTCCACCTCCACCACCTCCAGAACCTGGACCAGTGCCACCATCATTTCCTTGAGGGGGACTAACAGGAGGAGTATTACCACTTCCAGCAGTAGTGCCTGATTTAGCTCCACCGCCACTTCCACCACTTACAGCATTAAAAGGACCAGGTTCTGGACCTCTACCACCAGCTCCTCCACCTGCTGATGTGATTGTACTAAAAGTTGAACTATCTCCAGGATTACCACCGGTTGAAGTTGTTATTGCAGCACCACCTCCTCCAACTGTAATTGGATAAGGGGTTGCACTTACAGCTAAAGCACTTGCTCCTAAAGGAGCAGGTCCTGCAGTATAGCAACCACTTGCTGTTCCATCTGAAAATCTATAACCACCAGCACCGCCACCACCAGAAGCGTCCCAACCTCCGCCACCACCACCAGCAATTACTAAATAATCTGCTACGGCTAGTGGACCAGCTCCTGCTGAAACACAAAATGTTCCTGGTCCTGTAAAGGTATGTTGTTTATAATTTGTACAAACAATACAACCACCTGGAGTTGGTTGATTACCACCTGTTGCGGTAATATAAGCTGGAACTAGACCTACAGCATCGGCATCTGATCCTGTAACAGATTTCCAACCTCTTGTTGCATCTGCATAAACTAAAGTTACAGCAAGTCCTGCTGTGCTAATTGTATAATTAGCATTAACTCCATTAATTTTTTCTGAACCATTTGGGGCAATTATAATATTATTTGAATCTGCTGTTGAAGCATAATCTGAAACAGCTACAATACTCCCCACAGCTGCCGCTGGTAGATTAACTGTTATTTCACCTGATGTGGTATTAACGAAATATCCTGATCCAGTTACTGCTGTTACAGTTCCTGTTTTAATACTTGTATCCCAATCAACTGTTCCTGTTCTTCCGAAACCTGTTTGAGAAGCACCTGATGCTAAAGCTACTGTATCACCAGAAGCTCCAATTGTAACATCTGTTCCACACTTACTAACGATATTAGTGCCTGGTTGATTTTGTACGTTGTCTACTTTTATTGTTGATGCCATAATTTTTACCTATTGAAATTTGTACCTAATTATTACTATACCAGATCCACCAGCATTAGTTCCTCCAGAAGGGGCTCCTGTTGATCCGTGACCACCACCTCCACCACCAGTATTGGTTGCACCGCTAGTACTAGCCACACCAGATTTATTTCCTATACCACCACCACCGGTTCCACCTGAGAATGGCCCAGCACTTGGAGCACCCGATGAAGCACCACCACCTCCACCAAAATTACCAGAAGGGGATCCATTAGCTGTTCCAAATACAGGTCCGGCATCTATACCAGCACCTCCATCTCCTGTTGGACTTGATGCGACTGGTGTTGAACTTTCTCCTGCAACCGTAAAACCTCCACCGCCTGCTCCAACTGATGGACTGTTTCCTGTTCCTCCAGGATTACCTTGAGCCGGACTTACAGGGGGTGTATTTCCTGCTCCTCCACAACCACCAGCTTCTCCTCCGCCACCACCAGAACCTCCAGCTCCACCATCATCTGTTGCATCATTTCCACCGGCGCCACCGGCAGCTGTAAAACAAAGACCTGAAGATACATCGCCTGAAGTTCCTGCTGTTCCATTGGGAACATTTGTACTACAAGCTCCGCCACCACCTACTACTATTGGATAACCTGTTACTGCAACTGTTTTTCCTGGAGCAATTAAACTTGCTGGACTTAAAGGAGATGGTTGAGTAACTGTTCCAATTCTTACTCCGCCTGCTCCACCGCCACCAACTCCACCACCATTATTTTTTCCTCCACCTGCTGCACCACCAGCTACTATCATATAATCAACCGCATCTGATCCTGCTGGATTACCAGCGTCTGATACACAAAAAGTTCCTGGATTTACAAATGTTGCAGTTTTATAATCACCTGAGGTAGTTAAAGTATTACAAGTTCCACTAACAGTTGCTGTAATATAACTTGGATTTTCTGGAACTTGTGAAAAATCATCACTATGAACAGATCGCCAACCAACTGTTGAATCCACATATACCAAAGTTAGCCCTTGACCCTCTGTTGATAGTGTAAGAGCCATTCCTGCATCTCCACCATTTATTTTCTCAGAACCATTTGGATCAATCGTTAAATTATCTGTATCAAATGTATTATTATAATCTTGTACTGACACTATTGAACCAGCAGCTCCTGCTGGTAAGTCAACTTCAAAAGCACCAGCTGTTGTATTACAGAAATAACCTTCTCCATTAACTGCAGTAAATGTAGCCGTCTTTGGAGTTGTCTGCCAATCAACGGTCCCTGTTCTTCCGAATCCTGTTTGACTAGCACCGCTTCCTAAAGCTACTGTATCTCCTGAACCACCAACTGTTAAAGTTGTTCCGCATTGTGGTTCAATTGTATTTACTTCTATTTTACTCATTAAACTACTACCAACGTTCCTGTTATTGTGATTGTTGCCGGAATAGAAATTGGACCGGCTAAGACACCGCTCTCAATTGTTTGAGTTACACTTAATGTGCCTGCTTGATTATTTATAAAATCGTTAGGGCTTGTGCCCCCTCCGATATATTGGATTCCATTTATTGTTGCAGTCATAATTCCTCCTAAGAACTAATTGTATCAATGTAGGATGTAACTGTATCAAGTGAACTTGCTGTATCACTTACTGCATACAAAACATCACCACTTTTTAAAACAATTTTTGCTCCGCCTTGGATTAATTCAATCGCTGAATTCGGTGGAATACTTACATTTTTTGCGATGTAATAATTAGTTGCTGTATTAGTAATATAAACGTCAACTAAAATAGTTGTTGCTACAATATTACAACATCTAATTCCTATTACTGCATCATAATCGCCTGCAGTTATAAGAGTTGCAGCCCCCGTTCCTGTTGCGCTTGCTAGATCGTTTCTAAAA